AAGAGAAGAATCACATGTCGGCTGACGCCGATGTGTGTGTCACTGCCTGGAACGATATGGCCTCAAGAGCAGGGTTGGCCAAGGTACAGGTCATCACCAAGCCGCGGGTCGCAGCGATCAATGCAAGGCTGAAGGAATGCGGCGGTGTGGACGGCTGGCGCGAAATGCTCCGCCTCGTGGAGGCTAGCGCATACCTGACAGGTGCAAATGAACGGGGATGGCGAGCTGATCTCGATTTCGTGAGCAAGCAGAGCAAGTTCGCCAAGATCATGGAGGGTGCCTATGACCGATCGAGCAAATCTCCCGGCAATCGTAACAGCGGCGCAACTGGCTTCAATGCCCTCGCGCTTAGCGAAACTGGTGGAATCCAGGACCGAGAACCGCTACCCGGCTGATGGAGATGCTTACTCCGTTGAGGCGCTCTGGCGCATGCCGGAAACGATCTCGCAGGACCTGATCGAAGAAGCGCGACAGGCAATCCCCGCGGCCGAGGCGGCTTGCCAGCCGGCGCCGAAGGAAGCGCTGTCGAAGTGGCTCAACTCTTTGGGCGTACTTTGTGCCGGCAGGATGAGTGCTGAGGACGCCGCAGTGAAGCTGCAGGCATATTCGGCCATGCTTGAGGTCCCCGCGAGCATCCTTAACAAACACACGCTCGATGAGGCCGCCCGGCAGTTCCAATGGTTCCCGAGTTACTCGGAAATTGCTCAGTTCCTTGATCCGCGGGCCGCGGCAAAGACGAAGATTCTCGACAGGGTAAGGCGAATCGCGGCTGCCAGTCCGACGCGGAGTGAGGCCAGAACTACCTGGGCTAATCTGCCCCAAGACCGGAAGGACCGCGTTAACGAAGCCCTCAAGCGTGCCGGGATTTCGGAGCCAATGCCATGAAGAAGCGCGAATCTGTGAGGCGTGAAGAGCGCATACTGCCAACCCCCGAAACTCTGGCGAAACTGGAGCTCGATTGGGCTGTTACCGACCTCACCCCTGAGCAGCAGGCCGCCCTCGATAAAGTCCGTGCTGCCCATAGCATCCTCACGGCGGATTGCCGCGTGCGCCTATTGGATCTCAACCGCACCGATCGATCCATTAGCCACGAAAATCCGGGAGAGGAGGCGCTGCTCTGGTCTTATTCGCAATGGTGGTCGCGCATGGGCGGGCGAAACATGCAGTTCGTTCGCATTCACGGGCTGATCATGGACCCGCTGTCATCGCGCGCACGGGTGGCGCCAGTCCTTGGGCTCATCGCGTCTGCGTTGGACGAATATCTGCGCATCAACGTCAAAGATATGTTGACTTCAACGGAATCATCTGATATTGACACGCACAGAGCATGAGTTATTGCGTCTGAAACCCGCCCGAGAAATCGCGGCGGGTTCTTCATTTAGGCCCCAACCCCATGGAATACTTCGGCCCCAACATGCAGGCAGTTCTGCGTGAGTGTAACCGGCTGGGGATTTCATGGCAGCACGAGGGTCTACATTTCCTGGCCCATAAGCTGAACAAGATCACAGGCCTCAAGGTATCCGACAGCACAGAACCAGAGCAGGCCGCAGCCATGTGGTTGCCAGTCCTGGAAGCGCGACCAAGCCGTTGAGGCAGTCGAAAGTAGATGTGAACAGATGGCAAAAGGACGGAAAACGGGTGGCCGGCAGGCTGGCACGCCCAATAAGGCCACGGCTGATGTTAAGGCTGTTGCCGGTCAGTACAGCACTGAAGCGGTGGAAATCCTGATCGGCATTGCCCGCGCGTCAGAAAGCGATGCGGCACGCGTTTCGGCGGTGAGGGAAATCCTTGACCGAGCTCACGGCAAGGCGCCGCAAGCGATTATTGGCGACGAAGACCAGCCCATCAAGACCATCATGGAAATCGTATGGGGCGGATCGAGCGGCAGCGGGTCGTAATCCCGTATGCCCCCCGCCCACAGTTCATTGACTTTCACGCCCGAACAGAACGCTTTGCCTGCATTGTCGCCCATCGGCGCTTCGGCAAGACGGTCGGGTGCATTAACGACCTACAGCGCGGCGCCTTAACATGCACGCGAGAGCGTCCACGGTTCGCCTATATTGCTCCGTATCTCAAGCAGGCCAAGACAGTAGCCTGGGATTACCTGCTGCACTTCAGCGCGCCTGTGAAGGGCGTCAAGGTCAACCACTCGGAACTGAAGGTCGATTACCCCAACGGGGGCCAGGTAAGGCTCTACGGAGCTGATAACGCCGATGGCATGCGGGGTATTTACCTCGATGGCGTTGTGCTCGATGAGCCGGCCGACATGGACCCCAGGGTCTGGCCTGAGATCATTCGACCGGCGTTGTCCGATCGCCAGGGCTGGGCAGCGTTCATCGGCACGCCCAAGGGCCAGAACGCGTTCTACGACATCAGTGAACGGGCCAAGACCGAAGAAGACTGGTTTCACCTGATCCTGAAGGCCAGCGAAACCGGCGTTTTGCCCGAGAGCGAATTGATCGCAGCCCGTCGCGACATGACGCCGGATCAATACGATCAGGAATACGAATGCAGCTTTGATGCTGCTATCCAAGGCGCGTACTACGCCAAGCTATTGAACGAAGGCCAAAAGCGCATCACGCGGGTTCCCCATGACCCGGCGCTGAAGGTCATTACCGCATGGGATCTTGGTATCGGTGACTCAACGGCTATCTGGTTCGCCCAAAGGCTGGGCCAGGAGATCAGGTTGATTGATCACTATGAGGCGTCGGGAGAAGCGCTGCCTCATTACGCCAAGGTCCTGCAGAACAAACCCTACATCTACGAAGATCACTTACTGCCGCACGACGCGGAGGCAAGAGAGCTTGGCACTGGCAAGACGCGGGTGGAAACGCTGGCTGGCCTTGGTATCAAGGGCCGCGTGCTTCCGGCGCAGTCGATAGACGACGGCATTAACGCTGTCCGTTTGATGATCCCGAAATGTTGGTTCGACGCGGACAACTGCAAGGCCGGGCTAGAAGCCCTCAAGCAGTACCGCACTGAGTTTGACGAGAAGCGCAAGGTGTTCAGAGACAAGCCCTTGCATGACTGGACGTCGCATAGCGCCGATGCGTTCCGCGTTCTGGCGATGGGATTGAAAACCCCGTCGAAGCCGAAGCGGCTCGTAGAGCGTCCCGGCTCCTGGATGGGATAATGGCAAAAGAGAAAGACATTCTCAGCGAGGGCCTGGAGGATTTCAGGCTCGCGTCAGAGGCCGATTCCCATAACCGCGAGAGCTTTATCGATGACGTGCGCTTTGGGCGTTTGGGTGAACAATGGGCTGAGGATGACAAGGAGCGCCGTAAGGGCCGGCCGTGCCTGACAATCAACCGCTGTCCCTCATTCTCGCGCCAGGTCGTTAACGAGGCCCGGCAGAACAAGATTTCGATCAAGGTGCGCCCGGTCGATGACAACGCCGATCCTCAGACGGCTGAGGTCTATAATGGGCTCATTCGAAACATCGAGCACAGCTCCAACGCTGACCAGGCTTACGACACGGCGGCGGGGTGCGCGGTTGACGGTGGATTTGGATATTTCCGCGTCAATCTCGAATACGCTCATGACGATAGTTTCGACAAAGACCTCAAGATCAAATCCATCCACAATCCTCTGACCGTTTACGCCGATCCTTGGTCAACCGAGGGGGATTCGTCGGACTGGAACACGGCCTTCATTACTGAATGGATGCCCAGGGGCCGGTTTGAAACACAATATCCCGGCGCCAACCCCGTTGATTGGGATGGCAAGGAACAAAACAACTGGTCCGACAAGGACGGTGTGCAGGTTGCCGAGTGGTGGAAGCGCGAAGAAGTCCCGCGCAAGATCCTCCGTTTGTCAGATGGCATGATCATCGGGGTTGATCAGTACAAGCAGAACAAAGATTTGTTCGACTCCATCGGTCTGAAGGTAACGGGTGAGCGAGATACGACTTCGTACAAGGTGACTCAACGCCTGATGACAGGCAAGGAAGTCCTCGAAGAGACGGCCTGGGCTGGTTGTTACATCCCGATCGTTCCGGTTTACGGCGACGTGATCAATATCGAGGGGAAGCGATACCTCCGCTCCCTCATTCACGACGCCAAAGACGCACAGCGGATGTTCAACTACTTCCGCTCTGTGGCTGCGGAACTCGCGGCACTCTCGCCCAAAACACCCTACATCGGCCATGAGAATGCGTTCTCCGGTGAGGACTCAGCGAAGTGGGATCAGGCCAATACCGAAAGCTTCAGCTATATCTCCGTCCCTGACGGGGCAGAGATCCCCCAGCGCCAACCCTACACGGGCGTGCCGATGGCGGCTGTCCAGGAGGCGTTGAGCGCCTCTGATGACATGAAGGCCATCATGGGCATTTACGACGCCTCTCTTGGCAATCGATCGAATGAGACCTCGGGGAAGGCCATCACGGCCCGTCAGCGGGAAAGCGATACGGGGACGTTCCATTTCGTTGACAACCTTGCTCGAGCTGTCAGGCACTGTGGTCGAATCCTTATCGACATGATCCCGTTGGTCTACACGCCGGGCCGCATCGTTCGTGTGTTGGGGAACGACGGCTCTGTCCAGAATGTGACATTGGGCCAGAAGACCGAACAGCAAGACCAGCAGATGGTCGAGGGCCAGGCGGAGCAGGGGCCGCAGGAATATCGCCCGGGCTCACCGCTTTCAGGGGTTTATGACCTCTCAGCAGGCAAGTACGACCTCGCCGTTGACGTTGGCCCGGCCTACGCCACCCAACGCCAGGAAGCCGCCGATCAGATGATGCAGCTTATCCAGAGCTTCCCTGACGCCGCGCCGATCATCGGTGATCTCGTGGCAAAGAACCTGGACTGGCCGGGCGCCGATGAGATTGCCGAGCGCTTGAAGGCCATGCTGCCGCCGCAGATCAACGACGGTATCCCGCCGCAGATTACCCAGCAGCTTCAAGAGCTTCAGCAGGCCCTTCAGCAGTCCATGGCCGAGAACCAAACGCTGAAGATCCAGGCTCAGAACGACCAGGCAAAAGCCGCTGTCGATATGGAGAAGATCGGCGTCGATAAGATGAAAGTGGCCGTTGATGCGGAGAAGGTGAAGACCGACCGCATCAAGGCCGAAGCCGAGGCCGCGAAGGCCATGGCGGAAGCCGGCGCAGCTACGACTAACAGCGCATCCAACGAAAGCGCCTCTCAAGCGATGGCGGAGGTTGCCAACGCCGCGGCGATGCTTAGTCAGGCGGCGCAGCAGATGCAGCAGCAGATTGTTGCCATCGGGGATGTCGTGGCCAGGCCTCAGCCGAAGGTCAAGCGCGGCATGGCGAAGAAACAATCTGATGGCTCGTATGCTTTTGAGAGCATTGAAGAGTAATGGCTGATACAAAGATTAGCGGCCTGTCGGCGGTTTCGTCGGTTACCGCAACTCAAGAATTTGCTGTCAACGACGCCAGCACATCGAAGAAGGCGACCGGCGCCCAGATCAAGACATTTGCTAATACCGCGCCGGCGTTTGCGGCTGGCTCGGCTTCTGCCGGTAGCTGGCCGACACTGGCGAGCGGGACGGTGCTGACAACGGCGGAAGCAGGGGCTGTCGAGTATGACGGAAATGCTTTCTACCTGACCACAGACGCAGGAAATCGCGGCGTTGCCCCGGCCCTCAATATCATCCGCGCGGACAGCACCAGAACGTTCACGAGCAACACCAATCAACAGGCCATCTTCAATAGCCCGTCAAACGGCACGCTGACCCTCGAAACAGGAACCTATCTGTTTGAGGCTCTAATCTCGATGGACACCATGTCCGGCACCTCGGGCAATGGCAAGTTCTCTCTCAACAGCGGCGGCACGGCTACGCTCGGGTCGATCCTCTATCAAACGTATGGGCAGGATAACAGCCTCGACACGCTCGGGGCCATGTCTGGTGTTTCCGAAACAACCGCAACACAGGCGGCAACCAACATCGCCACCGCGGGCACGGCGACAGTGCTGACGTTTACCGTAAAGGGAACGTTCGAGGTCACGGGTGCTGGGACGATCATTCCGTCCTTTGCTCAAACGACGGCAGCGGCTGCAGTCATCAAGATCGGTTCGTATTTTTATTGCTATCGCGTCGGGTCAACATCCCTCGCGTCAGTGGGGCAGTGGAGCTAATGGCAGACATTCTCATTATCCCAACGGGTTTCGCGCCCGGAGGTTCGGCCGGCAAGGCCATGATCCAGGGCCAGGCCATCGAGGCGTCGAACAATTACACGATCGGCTGGGCGGTTGAGGTCAGCTATTCTGACAATGCGTCCCAGGTTAACGCGGCTATCCGTCAGGCGGCGGTCGACGAGTTTGGCCGAGCTGAGCCACCCTATGCGATTAGTGGCGGCGACAAGAAGACGCTGCTCGGCTCAGCGAGCTGATGGCCGATCGCTACCTTCTCGAATCGGGCGCGCCTGACGGATATCTCCTAGAGGATGGCAGCGGGGTCCTGCTGCTTGAAACACCGCCGCCGAAGTGTTTTTTCAGAGGGCTGAATATCCAAGCCAGCCCGAGGTTGCAGTGGCTGGATGATCAGATGGCGATCAAGCCGGCGGCCGCGACGGCGAGCTACTGGAATCCGGCGGACAAAGCAACTGATTGCACGCTCTCGAATGGCGATAAGACGTGTGCCAATAGTAGCGGCGGGAACGCCATTGTTAGAAGCGTCACATCGCACGCATCAGGGAAATATGCGTTCAAGTTCGTGTTTACGGTGACGGGGGCGGTTACACAGCCCGGGCTCGCGAATGCGACAAAGACGCTGACCACATCGTTTTTCAGCGATGGAAATGGCGTTGGATACGATCCGAGTTCCGGAAGTGCGGGTGGTGGATTTATCGCAAGCAACGGTTCTTTTACGCCTTATGGAACGGGGATGGACGGCGGCGACATCGGCATCATGGCCATCGATATTGGGGCTGGTAAAATATACATCAGCCGCAACGGGATCTGGATGAACTCGGCCGATCCTGTCGCGGGAACGGGCGGGGCCAGCTTTTCAGTTGCCGGAACACTGTACATTGCAGGCGATCCAGACGTCGGTGCCAGTGGGAATACGCTGACAATCGAAACAGATAGCGGCGGTTTCACGCCGCCGAGCGGCTACACGGCCTGGGGCTAAAAGATGCGCATTCCTTCGGGCAAGACAGATCAGAGCATTTACTTCTTCGCAGCGGATTCAACCGATCTCGTCACGGCGGAAACCGGGCTGACCGGGTTCACGGTTTATCGATCACGGAACGGCGGAGCTGCGACGGCATACACCACGCCAACAGTGTCGGAACTGTCTTCATCGAACATGCCCGGGCTTTACTGCCTGACGATCGACGAAGACACGACCATCGCCAGCGGATCAGACAGTGAAGAATATGCTGTCACGATTACATGTACAGGGATGGCGCCGGTTCATAGAGTGTTCGAGCTCTATCGTCGGGACACAACGTCCGGCCAAACGCTTACGGTCACCTCCGGGCGTGGCAACGCGGATTTAACCCATATCGCGGCGGCGGCTGTCAGCACATCCACGGCGCAGCTGGGTGTCAACGTGGTCAACGCGGCCGGCACGGCCTGGAACTCTGGGGCCATCGGGGCAAACACCCTGGCCACGGACACGATTACAGCAGCCAAGATAGCGGCGGACGCCATTGGGGCTTCCGAGCTGGCTTCGGACGCGGCGACGGAGATTGCTACGGCCGTATGGGCGAGCGGCACGAGGCTCTTAACGGCGGGAACGAACATTGTGCTCGCCAAGGGCACAGGGGTCACGGGATTCAATGACCTCGACGCTTCCGGCGTTCGATCGGCGGTCGGTCTGGCCTCAGCGAACCTCGACACTCAACTGTCGGCGCTCCCCAATTCCGCAGCCGACGCATTGCTGGACCGCTCTGCCGGTATTGAAACCGGGCTGACGCCGCGCCAGGCATGGCGGCTTATCGCTGCGGCCTGTGCGGGCAAGGCTTCGGGACTGGCGACGGCAACGGCTGTCTATCGTAACGCCGTGGCGGACAGCAAGGATCGCATCACGGCCACGGTGGACGGTGATGGGAACCGTACAGCGGTGACCGTGGACCTCACCTGATGTTCGGACATCGTTTCTTTGCGGCTCGGTATTTTGGGTCGCGCTATTGGGGGCCGGCCGGGAGCATAACCCCTCCCGAACCGACGCCAACAGTCGAAACGCCAACGTATGGCTGGTTGAACTGGCGCAACATCGGCCGGCAGCAAGCCAAGGACGAGATTCGCCGGGAGCGTGAACGCCTCGGTATTGTCCCGAAACAGGCCAAGAAGATTGAGAAGGTCGCGGACGACCTTTCGGATGAAATAACGGCCTATGAGCCGAGCGCCATCGAGGCCCAGATCAGGGCATCGGCAGCGTTTAACGCCCTCATGGCTGACCTGGCGCGCAAGGATATGGAGCGCCGAGCACAAATAGCTGAGTTCGCCGCCAATCTGATTCTCCTGCAGATCCTCCGGGACCTGGAAGATGAAGAAGCGGCCATCATGACCTTAGTCATGGAAATGTAATTCCCATCCCAGAGATGGGTTTCGAAGCACCGCTGTGAAGCGGCGCATCCCTTAGATGGACCTTTTACATGGAAGACGACGTGACCAATCCGGTCATGGACAACGATGTTGTCCAGCCGGAAGTCGCAGCCACACCCGAGGCTGAGATTGAGACGGATGCGGGAGAGGAAAACCTCGACCCCGTAGACGAAGATATTGAGGTTGAACGGGAGGGTAAAAAGTACCGCGTTCCCAAGGCTCTTGAGAAAGAGCTGATGCTGAATGCGGACTACACCCGCAAGACACAGACCCTTGCGGATGATCGACGGGCCTTTGAGGCACAACAGGCCCAGTTCAAGCAGCATACGGAAGCACAGCACGCGTTCATTCAAGACGTTGCCAAGCTTCACGCGATGCAGGACCAGCTTGCCCAGTTCGAAAAGATCGACTGGAACACGCTGGAACAGAGCAACCCACAGGAGGCAAACCGCCTGTGGCGTCAACGCACCCTTCTGAAAGATCAGTTCGAACAGACGGGTCGCGATCTATCGCAACGCCAACAGCAGCGACAACTCGACGAGCAGCAGGAAACTGCCAAGCGAATCGAGCAGGGGCGCGCGAAATTGGCGGAGCGCATTCCGAACTGGTCTGAAGACACGGCCGCAAAGCTCGTTGATTACGGTGCCAAGGAGTTCGGGTTCACCCGAGACGAACTCTCCGGGATCGTCGATCCGCGGGCCGTCGAGACCCTCTATTGGGCGAAGTTCGGCAAAGAGCAATACACGAAACAGCGAACGGCCGCATCGAAGCCGCAGCAACCCGAGCCCGTCCCCGTTCCCACGGTGGCGGCAAAGAGGCCTGCGCCGACGACAAACCTATACGCGATCACTGATCCGGATAAGTGGGCCGAGGTTCGCAACAAGCAAGAGGCGGCAAAGCGTAACGCCAACCGCCGCTAACAGAAACCGCACCGTCGTGATGACGGCGCATCCCTTTGAAGGACGTACACCATGGCAACCAACACTTTGCTCACGGTGGACATGATCACGAATGAAGCCCTTCGTGTTCTCCACCAGAAACTCAACTTCATTGGCACCGTTGACCGTCAATACGACGATCAGTTTGCAAAAACCGGCGCCAAAATCGGCTCAACCCTGCGCATCCGCAAGCCGGCCCAGTACACCGTTCGTACCGGCGCCACCATCGATGTGCAGAACTCGGTCGAGGATTACACCTCGCTGACGGTCAGCACCCAGAAGGGTGTCGATATGTCGTTCACCTCGGCCGAACTGGCCCTGAGTGTGGATGAGTTCTCGTCCCGCTTCCTCAAGCCGGCCATGAGCCGATTGGCAGCGGAAGTCGAATCGAACTTCATGAGCTATGCTTACAAGAAGGTCTATCAGCAGTCGAACACGGCGACCTTCACCGGCACGCTGGACTTCGACACGGTTCTTGGTGCTCGTACCAAGCTGACCAATGCGCTCGCCCCCTCGGACGGTCGCGTTGCCAACTTGAACACCCGCGCCAACGCCGAGTTCGTCTCCGCGGGCAAGGCCCTGTTCCACGACGCCACCACGATTGCGGAACAGTATCGTGAGGGCATGGTCGGCCGAACCGCCGGCTTTGACTTCTACGAGAACACCTTCTGGCCCCGCCATACGGCGGGTACGGACGCCTCCGCTTATGTCACCAACTCGGCCACGGCACAGACCGGCTCGACCATCCTGGTCACCACCGGCACCGGTACCCTGGTTGCGGGCGACATCATCACCATCGGCGGTGTCTATCGCGTCCATCCGGAAACCAAGGTTACCACGGGCGACCTGATGCAGTTCGTCATCACGGCCACCACCGGTACCTCGGCTTCCTCGATCACCATCAGCCCGGCGATTGTCGCCTCGGGTGCCACGCAGAACGTCAGCAACGGCGCTGCCAACACCCAGACCATCACCAAGGTCGGTGGCAACGCCAAGGCCTACGATATCTCCCTGGCCTATCACAAGGAGTTCGCCACCTTCGCGACGGCGGATCTCTTGCTCCCGGGTGGTGTGGACTTCGCCTCGCGCAAGGTCCTCGACGGCATCTCGATGCGCGTCGTTCGTCAGTACGACATCAACAACGACACCCTGCCGTGCCGCTTCGACATCCTCTACGGGTACGAAGTCATCCGGCCGGAGTTCGCCTGCCGCATTGCCAGCCACGGCGACGCCTAAATCTAGAAAGGAGCCAACACCATGGCAACCAAGCAACTGTCGGACGGCAATCCGGACGGCACGGTTCTGGGTCAGGACACCTCGGACCTCATTTCGTTCTACGGCAAGACCCCGATTGCACAGCGCAGCGCGGCCGTTCTCACGGCTACCGCTTCGCTGTTCGCAATCACGGGTGCGTCCTACGTCGCCAACACCTCGGCCACTGTGTCGGGTGTGTTCGGCTTCACCTCCGCGACGGTGGCCCAGCTTTGGGACGCCATCACGGAGATCCGCGCGCATCTCGTCCAGATCGGCACCCATAAGGGTGGCGCCTGATTGTTCACCATCTTCGGGGGAGAGCTTCGCGGGCCATTGGAACTTTCCATTATCGGAAAGCTACCCGTCACCGAGGAGCGCTGCCTCGATAACATAGAAAAGACGCGGACCCTCGCCTTGCCGAATTTCCGGCCGGGCGAGGCGACGCACAAGCGACTGGTCGTCGTGGGTGGCGGCCCATCGGCCAAAGCCCACGTCAACGCCTTTCGCGACTATGACGGGACCGTGGATATCTGGGCCATCAACGGCGCCTGGAAATGGCTCAAGGACCAGGGGGTTGATTCAAGGTTTCTGGCGATCGACCCCCATCCCATTGTCAATCAATGGGTCCAGGGGGCCGAGAAAGTCCTTCTCGCTTCCGTCTGCGATCCTGAAGTGTTTGAGACGGTCAAGGGTAAGGACGTAACTGTCTTTGAGGTCGGCGCCGGACAGATCCGCTCCGGTTCCTCGACGGCCACCTGTTGCCCGGACTTGGCTTTCAAGATGGGCTATCGCTCCATCACGTTCTTTGGCTGTGAGTCCTGCTATCTACCGGACAATTCCCACGCTTACATGCACGAACCCCGTGAGGAGGAAATGCTGGTTGAGTGTGGCGGGTCGTACTTCCTCACTGCCCCTGATTTTTACATGCAGGCTTGCGAACTCGCCCCCTGCATCCGGGAGATTCCCGATTATCTCCGTGAAGAAAGCGGGGGGCTCCTTCGTGCCATGATCGAAAACGAGACCCACTCAATCCGCTGGGTGTCTGACGGCATGGTCAAAACCATGAGTGCGCTCTGATGTACGGCTACAAGCTAGAGAACGGAAAAATGCGGGTTGGGAATTTCAACGGAGAACTCCCGGAGGGGTGGTTTGACGCGCCGGATAAAGCCGAGCGCGCGGGAAAACCAGAACCCCGCCCGGTGCTGACGCTGAAACGGAAGAAGCAATGAACTACGGCGATATGAAGACCCGCATTGCTGACGAAATCGCGGACAGCACGCTTTCTTCGCAGATCATCCTCGCCATAAAATCGGCCATTCAGTTTTACGAACGGCAGGAGTTCTACTTCAACACGAAAACCGGGACGTTTTCGACCGTCGCTGCCCAAGAATATTACGGCTCCGCGGCAAATACCGACATCCCAAGCATCATCAAGATCCTCTCGGCCAACGTGAATAGCGGTGGGTACAAATACCCCTTGACCGGCGTTCCGTTCGCCAGCATCGAAGAGGCGCAGGACGGGGCGAGGACTTACATCCCCGAGACCTACGCGTATTTTAATGGGCAAGTTAGGCTCTTTCCCATCCCCAACGACGTTTACACCGTCACCATGGCTTATGTGTATCGACTGACCGAACTTTCGGCCGATGCGGATGAGAACGCCTGGACGGACGACGCCGAAGAACTCATTCGCCAGAGGGCGAAGCGGTTGATTGCAACAGATGTTCTCCGGGACATCGACATGGCGCAAGCGGCTTCTGCTTTAGAGATTGAAGCCTTGAACGCGTTGAAGAAGGAGACCCGCCTCCGCCGTTCCGTTCTCACCCTGCGAACCGACATGCCTTCGGGTGGTCGGTATAACATCTACACTGATCAATGAACATTCCACCGGCCGAGTTCGCGCCCGACCAGGCGACCCTTTCAGAACTCACAGACTACATCCTCAATGCCCTTCCCTATTCACAGCGCTCCTATGGTCCTGTGGGGACGTTGGGCGAGGTGGGGACAGCTCTTACCGACAGGTGTCAGGGTGCCGCGTCTTTCAAGACAGGCTTAGGTGTTGTCAACTTCGCTGGCGATGACAACGCGCTTTATCTCTTCAACGGAACCAGTTGGACGGATGTGACAGTTTCGGCCGGGACCTATTCCTGCGCCGCGGATGATGTGTGGAAGTTCCAGGACTTCGGCAATGAAATCCTGGCGATGAACGGCACCGATCCCATGCAGACCTGGACCATCGGGACCAGCGCCAAGTTCGACGTTCGCTCCGCCGCGAGTGGATCGGTCCCGGTTGCCCGGTATTCCGGCGTCGTCAAGGATTTCTTTGTTGTGGCCAATGTTTCGGGCGCTACCAACCGAGTGCAATGGCCGGACATCAATACGACCAATCAATGGAACGCGGGACAGGCTTCCAGTCAGGACCTGCCCACGGGTGGCGAGATTACCGGGTTCATTGGCGGGGAGTTCGGGACGATTTTCTCGCAACGTGAAATCCGCACCATGACCTATATCGGCACGCCCGATATTTTTCAGTTCGATGTAATCTCAAATGATCGTGGGTGCGATATCCCGGGGTCCATCGCGGCTTACCAGGGAGCGATTTTCTTCCATGCGCCGGATGGGTTCTGGCTGCTTCGTGGGGGCGCACCAGAGCCTATCGGCTCTCAAAAGATCGACCGCTGGTTCAATGACCGCGTTGATCGTCAGTACCTCTCGCGCGTCGTGTCATTGGTCGATCCGGTTTCCAAACGGTATTACGTCGCTTATCCCACGCTCGCGGATGGGACGGGACGGTGTGTTGAGGTCCTCGTTTATGACTTCAGCGTCCAGCGGTGGGCGCCGATCCAGATCTCAATCGACGCGATTTTCGCCGCACGCACGGCCCTAAGTACAACGCTTGAGGGGTTGGACGCGACCTATCCCAGCCTCGACGATATGCCGTTGTCGCTCGATAGCGCGGAGTTCAGCGGGTCGGAAGAACAAACCCTGGGTGTGTTTACCCAGAACAAGAAAATGGCGTTCTTCGGCTCAACCCCGATGACGGCCTACATCGACACACCGGAAGTCGAGCTTCACGCGCCGTTCCAATCCTTCATTCAAGGCATTCGCCCCAACGTGACGGGGAACATGCCGACGATTTCGGTTTCCATCGGCACACGGAACAAATTGAACGACTCCCTAAGCTGGGGCGGATACGTGACTCAGAACGCCCAGGGAAGATGTCCGTTTCGCCGGCAGGGCAGATACGCCAAGGCGAGGGTCAAGCTTGAGGGTCAGTGGGAAACCTTCGTCGGCATTGAGCCGGAAGCCAAACAAGGCCCGCGGCGATGACATTTCGTAGGTTTCAAAACATCACGATTTCCGATGGCTGGAATCGTGAAACGGCGGCGATTGTCCAATGGACCCGCAAGGGGAAGCTCAACAACGTCGGGGAAGTCACCCTGACGGCTAACTCAGCGACGACCACGCTGGAGGACGACCTGATCGGTCCTGACAGCATGATCTCCCTCATGTCCATGCATGCGGACGCTGCAGGAGCGTTATCGGGGCTGTATTTCGGATTGCCGGTCAAGGGATCGGTCGTGATCAACCACGCCAACACGGCGTCCACTAACAAGAAGTTTCGTTATTCGGTGACGGGGTAAGTCATGCCTGAAGGACAGGGTTCTGGACCCAGTAATGCGGGGCGCGGTCCGAATAATGGGGGCCGCG